ATTTGCTGTTTATAAGCAGCACTTCCTAACACAGAAGACAGATGGAAAGCGTTCTTACGTTTCTCTAGGTGCTAACGATCCTCTATGCACAAAGCTTGGTAGCAAGCCTGAAGAGAAGCGCGCCTTCTCAATTGTTAACCTAAGTGCTGCTGGAGGACCACAGCGTCAGATGCTCATTGCATCTCCACGCCTATACAAGTCTTTGCACGCTGCTCACTTCTCACCTCAAGGCCCATTGACCAAGAACTATTGGGCACTAAGCCGTACAGGTAAGATGCAGACAACTACTTATCACATCAACCCAGTTAAGCCACGTGATTTGATGGAAGACTGGAACATTGATGAGGTTGCTGCAGAAACAGCAGTTGCTTCTATTAAGCCGTTCACACGCGCTGATATCAAGGAACCTACTTGGGAAGAACTAGAGGCTGTAGCCGCTTCTCTTCTCTAGTCAACTGAGCGTTGGAGAGTCGGGCCGAATACCCCTCGGTTTCGGCTCTCCGACTTTTATAAGGGGTATAACTTGAATATAATTACTACAAAAGATCAACTTGAAGATTTAGTACAGCATTACTTAAAGCAAGATTCTTTTGCTTTTGACGTGGAAACTGTAGGCGAGCACCGAGGTGTTCCTGCGGTTAATGAGGTTCTTTGGATCAGCCTTGCCACACATGATCGCGCAGATGTAATTCCATTAGGTCATCCAAACGGTGAATTCATTTCAGAGTCTTTCCCACTTACAGGGCAAGGAGAGAAGAGAGTTGATGCCGGTCTTCCAGCAAGACCTTTAGATTACTCAAGAGACAAGAAGAAGGCTGTAAAATCTTTTGGCCCTCCTCCTAAGCAACTGTTCCCAGCCGAAGTGTTTAAGGCGCTTAAGCCTTTGATGTTCAAAGAGGATATCCTCACTATCGGCCACAATCTTATTTTTGACCTATGCTCTGTAGCCAAGTACTACGGTGGCGAGGTTCCAGTAGGTCCTTACTTTGATACTCTTATGGGGTCTTTCTTATACGACAGCAGAAATAAAGGCAAGTTAGGCCTAGACGATTGTCTGCAACGAGAACTCAACTACAGCATGCAAAAAGGCATTGGCCATAAGGTTGAGGATTACTCTTTTGGCGAGGTTGCTAAGTATTCTTACCTAGACGCCAAGTACACATTCCTACTTTGGAAAGCAATTGCGCCAAAGATAGTTGAAGCAGAAGTAGATAAAGTTATGGCGCTTGAGATGGATGTGCTTCGCGTCCTATGTGACATGAAGCTAACAGGCGCTCCTATTGACACAGAGCATCTATCTAAACTCTACGACAAGTTTGAAGTTGATTTGGAAAAGGTGAAGTCTGAGATCTATGCCATTGCTGGGCAGGTATTCAACCTTAACTCCAACCCTGACAAGCAGAGAATCTTGTACGGCCCTGTATCCGAAGGCGGTCGTGGGCTTAAACCCTCCCTTCTTACTAGTAAGGGCGGTTATTCAGTTTCCTCAGACGCTCTTGAAGAGTTCCGTGAGACAGATGAGTTGGTTGCTAAGTTGCTTGAGTATCAAGAACTCAATAAGCTTATTGGAACTTATGTCATCCCTTACCTTGGTGGCGAGGTCACTAAGACCAGCAATGGCAAGAGCAAGGTTGAGATTAAAGACAGCATGCTTATCAACGGGCGGGTATACGGGGACTTTGTGCAGTGGGGCGCCGAAACAGGTCGTTTCTCTAGCCGTAACCCCAATCTACAGAACCTTCCTGCGCCTAATAAAAAGCTTGAGGAAGATAAAGATTACGGAACCCTTATTCGTAATATGTTCTACGCTCCAGAGGGTTACAAACTGGTTGTAGCCGATTACTCTCAGATTGAGCCTCGTATCCTTGCCTCCATGTCAGGAGACCCTATTCTCATTAATAACTATCTAACTGATGGCGATATCTATACGACCATTGGTGAGACTATGGGTGTTGAGCGTAAGGCGGGTAAGGTTCTTGTTCTAGCCATGATGTACGGCGTAGGTCCAGATAAGATCGCGTCTCAGATCGGTTGTACCGTTCCAGAGGCTAAGGCTCTGCTTTCCAAGTTCGCGGAGGAGTTCCCCTCTGTAAATGAGTATAGAACCAAGGTTCTAGGTGTTACCCGTAATAAGGGTTATATCGCAACCATCATGAAGCGCCGTAGGTACCTTCCAGATATCACCTCAAATCAGACAGGCTTTAGGGCTTCTGCTGAGCGTCAAGCTTTCAACACGCGCATCCAGGGTTCAGCGGCTGATATCATCAAACTTGCTATGATTAGGGCTCACAAGATGATCCCTAAAGAGGCAAAGATGATACTCACAGTGCATGATGAACTAGTCACTCTGACTCCTGACCATCTTGTAGATCAAACACAAGAGGCTATACGTGAAGCTATGGAAGGCATTAACCTTCTACAAGTTCCACTCATTGCTGATATCAAAGTAGTACAGAGTTGGGGCGATGCTAAATGATTAAGCGTATTAAGCACTTCTTATTTCATAGAAACCATGAGCACACAGTTAAGCAGGAGATTCCGCTTACGACTGTCTTTCGTTGGTATATATATGACACAGGTCTTACTGATGAACCTAACAACATCGCGGAAGTGGTGGGGTTAAGTCGTATCAGTGAAGAGGGCGAAGACAAAGAGATAGAAGATAGTGAAGAACGCTTATCGGCTTTAGTGCCATTGCTTCCTTTCCTAGAGTCTATGTCTGACATCAGCGCTCAAACTATGACGGCCATTCATCTAAAAGAGCTTGTAGATGAAGGAGAGCTAGATGACCAAGAGTTACTAGAAGAAGGAGAAGAGATGGCTAACTCGTACAAGGCTGTTGCTTTGTCTACGCTAGTTGGCGTTTTTTCAATCGCCTTGAACCTTGGTATAATTCAACATGAAACACTAATAACAAGCGTAGATTACCTTGGAGATACAAATGAGTAACGCAGACTGGTTTGCAAAAAGACTAGGAACTCAAACACCACAACAGCAACAGGCTCCTACACAGCCACGACCACAGTATGCAGCGCCTCAGCCTGCTACTTACGCTCAACCACAGTCTCCTCAATACCCGCCTAATCAGCAGATGACTCCACAAGCACCTCGCTGCCCAGGATGCGGTAGTGAAAACTATGGGGGCAATGGTCAAACTAAGCCTCGCTGTTACGATTGCGGTTATCCAATTCAACAGTCTGGATCAGGTTTAGGTAAAGGTATTATTAGTGGTGGCGGTTCAGCAGGTCCCGCTACTCCCGCTTATCAAGTTCCTACAGGTGGGTTTAATGGAACCACTCCAGTTATCGGCGCAGATGGTGGGTTTATTCAATGACAGTTTCAGCAGATCTTGCAAAAGTAATCCTTAATATCAACAAGAAGATGGGTTCAGATACCATCGTTCTAGGCTCTGATATTCGTGAGGATTTAATGGGGCGAATCACAACAGGCTCTGTCGCACTAGATGTGGCGCTTGGTGGAGGTTGGCCTATCAATCAATGGCATGAAGTAATTGGTGAGGCCAGTAATGGTAAGACTGCATTGGCTCTAAAGACAATTGCTGCTAACCAACAGCGTGATCCAGAGTTTACAACTGTATGGGTTGCTGCTGAGCAATGGGTTCCAGGATACGCCGAAATGTGCGGGGTAGACGTATCTCGGGTATACGTTATTAACTCAAATATCATGGAAGAAGCCTATGAAGCGGTTATTCAGATTACAGAATCTAAAGCGGTTGACTGCATTGTTATTGATTCTTTGCCTGCTTTGGTACCTACGTCAGAAGACGAAAAAGATATGGATGAGTCAACAGTAGGTCGCTCAGCTCTTCTTACTAACAAGTTCTTTCGTAAGGTAGGCAAGGCATCTAAGCGCTCCCTTACAGAAGAAGAACGACCATTTATTGGCCTAATGATTAACCAATGGCGCTCAAAGATTGGCGTTATGTATGGAGATCCACGCACTACCCCAGGAGGTTTAGGTAAGGACTATGCCTTCTTTACCCGAATTGAGGTAAAGCGGGATGAGTGGATTGAGGCTGGTACAGGACAGGAAAAGCGTCGTGTCGGTCAGACCATCAAGGTTCGTGTATTGAAGAATAAGTCAGCCCCTCCTTCTCAGGTAGCCCTAGTGGACTTCTACTTTGCAAACGGCGGGGAGATTGACGCAGGTCAGTTTGACTTCGCTAAGGAGATTGTGGCTGTAGGTAAACTCAATAAGGTTATTGCCCGTGCTGGAGCCTACTATCGGTATGCCGATCGGCAATGGCAGGGTGAAGATGCTATGCTTGCGTCTATACGGGAAGAGATTGAGCTTAAAGAAACCTTAGAACGAGACGTGCTTGATTCCATTAAGGCGGGATCAAAGTTCGCGTATGAAGAGTAAGGGTTTACGAGAGTCTCAGAAGCACGAGGCACGGCTTGCAGGGGTCTTTGACGGAAAGCGTAATGCTGGAAGTGGGGCCTTCTGGAGCCGTAAAGGTGATGTTCGTTCACGCGAGTACTTAATTGAACACAAGTGGACGGGCAAAGCCTCCTTTACCCTCAAAGCAGCGGTTCTGGAGAAGATTGTCAAGGAAGCAATCCTTGAAAGTCGTACACCTATTCTCGGCATAAGTTTGAATAATGAGAACTATGTTATTCTCACAGAGGATGATCTCTTAGAGCTGCTCCATAATCTTCAGGAGCACACTTGTACGACGAAGACCTCGGACCAGAACCTTGGCGATACAAAGCTAAATGCAAAGGAATGAAGACTGACCTGTGGTTTCCACCACGGGATAAAGAGCAGTATAAGCCTATTGCAGAGATATCTAAGGCTGTCTGTTACGGTAAAGATGGTCTGCCTGAATGCCCTGTTCGTAAAGAATGCCTACTCTATGCAGAGGCTATGGAAGATACTCACGGTATCTGGGGCGGTATGAGTCACCGTGAGCGTAACGCCTTGAAGCGTAAGGCTGAAAAAGCGGGATACACACTTGAGGAGTGGATAGAAACCCACGACTCATGATACTGTCCTCGCATGACAACAAAATATAAACCAACCGGCGCATTAAAGAAATTTATAAACGTGGCTAAAAAAGAAACAAGAGTGCTTGGATCAGTAGAACGCTATTTGATGTCTAAGCCAAGAGATAAAAGTCGTAGAACGGATGTTCTACACCCATCTGAGATGGTAGGAAATGACTGGTGCCATCGTGCATCTTACTTCCAACTACTAGGTCAAGAGCCTATTAGCAATCGCACAATGTCTTTGCGCCTTGCTTCAGTGTTTGAAGAAGGCCATTCAATCCACGCTAAATGGCAGCGTTGGTTTCAGGAGATGGGCGTCCTATACGGTAAGTGGTATTGCGAGGACTGCGAAGAGATGTTCTTTGGTGGTTCTGATTGTCACGAGGGCCCACTTCAATACCGAGAAGTTCCACTGTTTTATGAGCCACTTCGCATCTCAGGTCACTCAGATGGTTGGTTAGTAGGCCTTGGTGAGCCTTTGATGCTAGAAATCAAATCTGTTGGAGAAGGCACCTTTCGTTGGGAGTGCCCAGAGTTGTACGCAGAGAATGATTATGATTTTAATAAAACATGGAAAGCGCTTGAAGCACCTTTCATGAAGCACATCATGCAGGTTCAAATTTACATGAAGCTTGCCGAGTTGTTGGGCTACCCTGATGTACCTCAGGAAGCGGTTATTATTTATGAGGCAAAACCTAATCAAGAGTCTAAAGAGTTTGTAGTACCTAAAAGCGATTTTGGTATCACACATATCTTTGAGGCTGCGCAGATGATTGTTGATTCAATTAAAACAAACACTCCTCCAGCGTGTAATATTTCGGCTGAAGGTTGTGCTAAATGTAAGGGGTATGAGAATGATTAATATTGAAACTTCGGGTATTAGCGAAAAGGTAATCAGCATGCTTGAGTCGCAGGGTATTCCTGTAAAGCGCAAGATGGAGATTGATTTGCCTCCTATGCCTGACGACATTACTTCTGTGGATGATCAAGAGTTAATGATGTTGGCTAACAAGTACATGCAGTACTACAGTTTCATGCTTACTCAGGTAACTTGCGCTGAACTGGTTGTTCTTGAGGTAGAGAATGAGTATGACATGGCAGAGGCTAAGGCTATGCTGTCTAAGACAACAGGAAAGACTACAGAGAAGTCTGTGATGTTGAAAGCAAATGTTCTCACTGATCCTGATATGCAGGAGTTATCTCGTCAGAAACTTCACGCTAACGCATACCATAAACTGTTGAAGACCACGCTTGACAACCTTGAGCGTTCTTATCAGTTGACCAGCCGTGAATTAACCCGTAGAACATCTGTTCTAAAAGCTCGCGGGTTCTGATGAAAGTATTTGACAGCGGTATAGACTTAAGTCAGCCTGTGTATGTAGGCATAGATCAGTCATATAGCGGATTTGCCGTAACGCTGTTAAATAGTACTGGCCATAGAACAACTGTTTTTAAGTCTAGTATGGGCGGAATTAAGCGCCTACAAGACATTCGCCAGCATCTAATAAGCACCTTAGAGGGCAAAGACATACTTGACGTTGCCATAGAAGGCTACGCCTTTGGATCA